AGGAGCTGGTGGGACTCTCAAAGCTTCAGAAACTGCGATGGCAGTATTTAAACCAATTACCGAGAGGCCTAAAGTCCATGCCACTAAATTCAGTGCGTAGGCTCTTTTCGCTCCTTCTTTTTCTAGTCTCTCACGCTCTTTTGCGAAGGCCTTTTCTTGGGCTAGTTTATCCTGCTCTCTTTGGTGATCGGCTAATGCTCTTCGGATGTTTTCTTCTTCTTCTTTTCGACCTTCAACTATTGCTACTTCCAGCGCACCTTGTAAAGCTTCTATTTGGTGCTGAGCGTTATTATCTACAGCCTCGTTAACTTCTTCGTATTTAGCTATCTTTCTATCTAGTGCGTCTATTTCTCTTTGATTAGCATTTTCTACAGCAGTAGCGATGCTCGAAGCTATATCTCCAACTGCTCCAATTATCTGAGATGCAATCTTCATTTTTTCTAATGTAGTTATGCTTTTCGCAGTTTCTTTACTTAACAGTTCTATTTGTTCTCGTAAATACTCTACAGCATCACTGGTTAATGGAAGCCCTTCGTTCGCTGCTTGTAATAGAAGTGAATTAAATAATTCTAGTTTTTCAGCATTGGCGTCAGTTTCACTACCAAAGAACTTTTCCTTCGTGGCAATTACATCCAGGCCATCTTCAATTTGTTTGAATAATCTTAATTCAGACTCTATAGCCTCTGCATATTTTTCTCTTTGCGCTATTAAATTCTCTCTGACCAATCCTTCTTGTATATTCTTATCAGTTAGTACAGTCAGCTTATCAGTTAAATCTTGTATAGCCTTATCCCGTCTTACGAAGTTTTCGGCTTCCTGGTCTGATAATTTTAAGTTTTGTGCTTGGTCAAATAATTGCAGTCGTCTAGCGCTGATTAGCTTCCAGAGTTCTGTTACTTCGTTATCTGTTGCTTTAGTTCGTTCTTCACTTGATGTAACACTTTCATCTAATAATCTTTGGGCACGTTCAAGGTTTTTAATCTGACCTTCTACAGTAACATCCCATACGTCAGTAATCTGATTATTTTTATCGAGCTGTACTCTTAAATCTTTAAGTGTTAATGTATATTTTTTTGTAAGCTCGTTAATCTGTTTTAATCCGAAGCCATCTTTATAGAACTCGGCCAACTCCTCAGTATCATCTATGAGACCAGCGAAGCCAAATCTCAATGACCGTAAACGGTTGTTAAAATCTTCTATCTCTGCTTTTTTAATTGCACTCGCAAGGGCAACAACAGCAATGACTACTAATCCAATGGCACCTGCTGCCAGTTTTGCCTTAGTGGGAACTTTACCCATTGCAGAGTTAAATAATGTGATGGCCTTTTTACCATCTTGAAAAGCCTTAACTGATTTACCAACTATTAAAAGTAGTGGCCCAATTGATGCTGCTAGTAGTGCAATACGTATAATAACTTGTTTTGTACTATCATCTAATTCGGCGAATGATTGAGCTAGGCCTGTAATCCTATCTAATATATCGGATGCTACAGGTAATAGAATTTTACCGAATTCTGCACTGGCTATCTTTGCATTATCCAATGCAGTTGAAAATTTACCAGCTGTTGTTTCGCTAGCATTTTTCATTGCATTATTAAATGTACCACCTGCCCCAGTTAAACTATCCAATGCAGCTTGTACTTCTGGAAAGCCTACTTTGCCGGCAGATATTAGTTTGAAAGTTTCTTCAGTAGTTACCCCGAGAGTTTCGGCTAATGTATCCATTAATGGTATACCAGCCTCAGTAAACATGTTAATTTCTTCTAGACTCGCACGACCCTTGGTCTTCAATTTAGAATATGCGTTAGTTAAAGTATCTAATTTTTGAGCATCACCGAGAGCCAAATCGCCAAGTTGTCTTAATACTTCAACCTGTTTATCCATTGCTATGCCAACAGCTAATAGTCTCTGACTAGATTTGGTTATGTCTCCCAACGCCAGTGGGGTTTCAGCGCTAAACTCTTTTAAAGTTTTGAATAGCTTGTTACCTTTATCAACATCTTTTAATAGTGTGCCGAATGCTACTCGTTGAGTTTCAAAGTCTGCTGCATTCTTAATGGCTATACCACCCAATGCAACTAATGGAAGGGTTAAACCTAACGATAGTTTTTTACCGGCAGCTGTAGCACCCTGGCCAAAGGCCAACATGCCCTTCTGGGATTTAGTTAGTTGTTTATCGAAGTCAGTGCTATCGGCTTTAATTTGCCATATCATCTCACCTAGCGTTAGTTTATCTGCCATACTTTCCTACTTTTACAGGGGCGACCCAATCTACTGCTTCTTTTGGTGCAAAGGCATGGAATATTTCAAATAGTTCTGTTGTATCCATTAGATAAAACTCCTCTTTTGTAACTGGTCTCCAGTACTTATTAAGTGCATAGAACAATTTATCATAATCAATGACTCGGCTCTGGTCCTTTTTACTTATGCTTTTTTTTTAGAGACAGCATCAATGTTGTCTTTATTCGAGCATATGTGAATAAACTGAGTTAGCTCTACATCGGTATAGGCTTCCTGCCACCACTTCAAATTAAACTTGTACCCGTTCGCGGATAAAAACCACTTAAGACAATCATATAGTTTTTTAACTATCTGTTCTTCTGTTATCGGGTTGTCAGTAATCCTTTTTAACTTTGTTGTTAACCGCTCTTTCTTGACTTTGTTCTTTTCCTTTTCAATCTCAACCAATAGACCGACACCGATCTCATAGTTTTTGAATGCTTTCGTTGATAGGTTGACAAAATCATTATATAAAATAGTACTTACTGCAGGAAAACGATATATTTTAAATACCTTATCTCTCACAGTTATCTCGCTAAATGTTTCTATCTTTTTAAGTTGTTCATCAAAGTTAATTGTTTTTATTTGTTCCATTGTTGTTATCCTCTTATTAGTTAAATGCATGCCCAAACATTAAGAATGGACATGCTGTGTCTTTATTATTTATACTGATTGTTCGTCTAACCAAGTTAATAGTTGTTCGCCATTATCTCTAGTTACATCCAGGTCGCCAACTAATGCCATTGGGAATGATTGAGAGCCATCGCTTTCAGCACTACCAAAAGTAAAAGTAAAACCAGCATCACCCAATTTACTAGCGTAAACTGTTAAGCTTCTTACTTTTCCACCAGTGTTAGTATGTGAAAATCTAACAATTTGTGGAGTAAGTTTTAAACTAGATGTACCAGCATGCAATTTACTTGCAGCATTTGGGGTATAACTATAGTCAGCATCCAAAACCCCAGCCTGAGCTGTCACGGGAACTATATATGTGTAACCCAACGTTCCGTTAGAGCCGTCACCCACATATGATGTATAATCTGTTACTACAGTTAAAGGGGTTGTGTCTGCGTCAATAACAATAGATGTAACTGTTGAGTTATCACCCATTTTATTAGCAAGTTTAATTGGTTGCCCAATTGTCCACCCGGTTCCAAGTGCTTCGCCAGTTATAGCGGTTGGAGTTCCAGCTATATCTTCTTTGGTGAAAACACCATTTGATAATGCTGCAAGATTAGTTGGGTCTAGTTCGAACATGTCGAAAGTTAAGTCTACAGACATAGATTTAATAATGTCATGAAGTACTCCAGCGTTTGCTGATTCTTGTTTGAACTTTTCCCATTTAATGACACCTATGGCGTCACCGTTACATGCTCCAAGGTTTACTAATGTTCCTATGGTCGCACCCACTTCAACTACGTATCCATCGAAGTCGAATATGGCTTTTTGATTCTGTATTGTTGTTTGATTAGGCATGTATTTCTCCTTATGCTTCTAATTAATATGTGGTAACTCTAATTTCCAATGGGCAATTATAGTTATCAGCATCGTCTGCCGGTTTAATGACAGGTAACTTAATAGACTTGAAAAATCCTCTATCGACTTCAATCCTATTTAAGACAATGTGCGCCTGTTCTTGTAGAGCTTCGGCGTCTGATTGTGTTTTTGCTCTACAATTTATAAACTGAGCAGTATGTATAATAGTCTGTCCACCACTAACTGGCTCAGACCGATAGTGGTTAATTGTTGTTTCATCTACTGTTAATTGTAATTTATCAGAGTCAGTATCTAAACTTTTAGGCAGTAAAGATGCTTTAAAAACACAATAGTTAATAACCGTTTCGTATACGTAAGATGTTACTAATGATTGAATAGTTACATCGTTATATAGTAGGTTTTGTATTTGGGTTTCGTAAGTCATATTGTTTTATTTTAAAATATATACGAACAACACCCAGAGTGGGAAGAGGTTAGCCAACCACCCTGAGCATTGCAAGTCATTTATAATCTCGTATATATCTAAATACCCCCTTTAAAGTCGAATAGGTATTGGTTCATTGATTCTCTAATTACTCTGGCTATATCTTGTCTAGATGTCCCAGATTTCAACATTGCTATAGCTGGTCTGATATACGGCTGTGGTGTCATATATCTTGTACCGAATTCTATGTATGGGGCATGTGGGGCAGTTGCTCCAACTATACCTGTTTCATCATCTGGCAATGTTACAATGTCCCCAACACTTTGTTTAGTTGTGTTGTAACCAAGAGAGCCTTTCAGTTCGCCTGTTTTATCTGGTACTAAAATCTTCGCTTTGGCAACCACTTTGATGCATGATTGTAGTATTGCATTTTCTATACTGTCTTTATTGCCCCTGAATGCTTTATCAGTATGGTCTATGATAATGATATTTGTACTCATTCTAGTTAATTTCCTTCAATAGACAAACGATGGCTTCACCTCTCAATGCAACATCGTCCGGACGTACCATAACAGAATATTTATTATTGTTTATATCTAATATGTCACCTTTCTTAATAGGTGTATCATCTAGGCCTATAATACATACTGCATCCGTAGACTCTCTATGTTTATCAGCTATTAATGATTGAGCCTGAGAAGATAAAAAGAATATAGATAAAATAGTATCAATGACGGCTGATTCTTTTTCAATGCTACCGTCTTCTGCCTTGGTTGTTACACTTCTATTTATAACTGTTGATACGTCTTTTTCATCTTCAAAATAATCTATAAGTGCCATTACATTAACGCCCCATATGATGGAATAGATTGTACTAGGTTCTCAGGTAAACCGTATCTTTGGTTGATTGAACTTTTATCAAAAGACACCCTCAGTGGGCTTACAGCTTTAGATAATACTTCTTTTTTGTTTTGATTAGTTATTGATTGTTTACCAATTAGATAATAAACTACTGAACTTATAACTGGCCAGTATGATATATTCTGGGCCAAGGATAGTGAGTCGCCACCATCTGTAAAATCTTCGCTGACATATACTAAACCATTAATTTTATCTATTGTAGTTATATATGCTTCAGCTGGTACTCCTGTACCTTCTATTAAGTCGCCATAGTTTAAATCAAATATTAATGAGTCTGGGCAACTTGAAAGTGTAAAATGATTGGTACCAGTTACATATGTAGTTATAAATTGAGTGTTAAAATTAAAGTTTGCTATTGTTCTGTATCTGGCTTCAGCCTTTGGTATTGTCTCCGTAATCTTAATATCAAGGCTAGTATCAGTTACCCCTAATTCAATTTTAACTCTATCTTTTGTTACAATCATTTTAAATCCTTATTGCTCGCCTTCTGTTTCATGCCCTTGTAAAGCTATTTTGAGCGAATCGAGTCCAGTTAAATTATCAGTAACAATCCATTGAATAACTTCTAAATCCTGAATCCTTAAAACTACTCCCATGCGTGTAAATGTTATACGAGCTTTAAACCCCTCACTTCCTGACGGCCCTTGACTAGCAGGAATAAAATCAGTATCATAACAAAAGTTTCCTATCTCTCCATTGTTCTTAAAATTAAAGATAGTTTTATTATACCCATCGGATATTCTAAAGGTTATGCCGTTGCTTAAACTTACAAGCGATCCAAATTTGCCCATATCCATCGATGCATTATCAATAATAGTAATTAACATTCGCGTGATATCTCTAGGTATGGACCCAGCCCGCGCCGAAAATATAACAGGGGTTACCGAACCATCAACTGACATTTCAGAAGAAACAATTCTACATAGTGCTGTATTAGCTATAAAAGCATGATCAATTAACCTGTCTAAAGTTAATTTATTGTTGACCCCGTTGACTATCTTAACAATAGCATAAAACTCTCTGTCCGCGCTTGTATCCAATAGTAAAATTTCAGTACCAGATATAATGTTGTTTGTGGAGTCTACATATATATTGAATTGTAAGTCTTCAACCTCAATTCCACTTGCTATAGTGTTCGATATGATTGAAAATGTTGATAGTGACCTTAAAAAGTAAGAACTCACCACCGGCGTAGTTTGATCTTTTAGCGATACATCAAAAGAATTGTTATCAGAGTTAAATGACTTAGCAATTTTTGAAGTGGTTGAATAAGTCTCGGCATATATAAACGTCGTAAATAGTATTAATATTAGTATTAGTATCTTTTTCATATAGTGTTTACCTTTTGTAATTTGTATTGTTTATAGATGAATTGGTGAAAATCATGACCCTGTTAGTTTATTGCCTGTCTGACTAAAACTTACAAGGTCAATATTATTCTATCTAGTTAGGTACTGCTGCAACATAAATAGAGCCACTAACTGTACCATCAACGTCAATCAATATTAGACCATCATTGTCTTTGAATCTTGCAGTTTCGATAGCCACACTGGTGGTTGCTATTGCTGATAGTTCAATTTCTAGGTCGCCTGCTGCTTTATCTTCAAAGTCACCAGCCAATATTGTAACAGTGTGTGTATCTGCTGCTGCTTTCTCTATAAAGATTTCAATTTGTTCACTTACGATATTTGAAACGTCAATTGAATGACCGCTTGCTGCATCGAATGCGTCTTTTGTTACTGTAGCAACTGCGTTGACCGCTGGCTCTGCTACTGTTATTTCTGATCGTGCCATATTATTTCTCCTAATCCTATTGGATTACTTTATTTTATTAAAGATTATGCAGGAGTTGCAATATACAACCCCACACATCTTTGGACATTTGCCACATAACTTGGGATTAGAAGTAACTCCCTTAACTGTCTCGTTGCTGTTGTCATTTTCAAGGGCTTCAGCCTTTGTTTTATCACGTTTCTTTTTCTCAATTGCAGCAAGTTCTTTTTTAGTTAGTTTCTTCTTAGCCATATTATGTAACCTCTTTTATAATCGTTTGATTAAGATTCTGCGCCTTCAGTTACTCTCATAGAGAATAGGCTGGAAGGTCGGACAGTTTTGACACCGTAAACATTAAGCATACGAACCAGTTCAGCAAACTTCTTCTCAGCTTTCATAGCTTCAGATTTTATAATCTGGCTAGCGAATGCAATTGAGTCATTAGCTCTGAAAAATACAGGAGCTGACCAATCGGTTCCACTTTTAACTACGTTGTTAGACTGATAAACAGAAAAACCAAGGAAGTCTCCAAGGTAACCTGCCTGCAATGCTTTTACATTGTCAGTGCTTTTGTTGATCTGTGCTAGGGTAATCTTACCAGCCATCCAGTTAGGAAGTACACAAACTCTATTTTGTTTAGGTACGTTAGCATCATCCATCTGTACTGCAGTAGTATTCATGTATGTGATAATGTTAGCAGAAGTGATAGAAGTTGGACTTCCTTCAGTTCCTGTAACGATAGTACCAGCGTCAGTATAAGCTTGATTTAAAAGGTATGCATCTACAGTGTCAGCCATAGATATACCCATTCTCTCAGCTAGACTGCCGATGATTTTAGGTTTAGATTGGGCATTGTCAACATCTTCCAAAGTAATTGCTGTGTAATTCTTTTGGTCAATATCAAGAAACTTTGAAGCGTCGCTAATAGTTTCATATACAAGGTCTGTACCTTCTACATAATCTTTAGTAGTTACGTCACCAAGTTCATTAATTTTAATACGTTGGCCAGATGATGTTATCTCGCTTTCATATTCTCGGTTGGTTAGTGGCAACATTACAAGGTTGTTTGCGTATTGTGAAAATACTTTATCTGACCAGTATGTTGGTTTAAATTCATTATATGACATTTAATGTCTCCTTAAGTTGTTATACCTCTTATTACTATTAGACTATTACAGATCGTTTTCTTTGTATAGTTCTAATCGTTTCATTTGGTTCTGAGGTCCAGGAAATTGTTCTTCAATTTGTTCCTGAGTCAGTGCATTGGGGTTCGCTGGTTTTTTATTTCCAAGCTCTCCAGGATTTACTCTAAACTTTTCTTTTGCAATAGCTGCCACCTGTTCATTCAGTGTCTCATTTAATTGATCGCCAAATGTGGTTAGCTTTTCTTTTGCATTTTCCCCATATTGTAGGAACGCTGAAGGGTCGTTGATAATATACTTTTTATCTTTTATGTGTTCGTTTAGTTCTTTGAGTAGCTCAGCGTCGCTGGCTATCTTTTTAGACTTCTGTGCGTCAGCTTCTAAAGTAGCATACTTTTCATCACTCAATGCATTTCTGTATAGTAATTCTAAGTATCGCTTTTCGTTTGGATCTTTTTCAATCTCTAAACGTTTCTTTATTTCGTCTGGGGTGTCTGGTAGAGTTACCGAAGCTTTTAATTTGATAATTAAATCTTCTTTCTCTTGTAACAAGTCATCGTGCGTTTTTGTTAAGTCACCTTTCTGAGTGCTCAACCTTTCGCCAACAAACTTATCATGCACAGATTGGAATTTGGGGTTCTTTGTTAAAAGGTCCAATATGTATCCATCTGAGTAACCCGCCAAAGATTCGTTATGTATCTTCAGTAGATCGGTTTCTGATATAGTAATTTTATCCATATTCGGTAGGGACGTCAAGCCCTTCGCAAATAGTTTTAGCCATTCTTCCATTGTTGTTTTCCTCTTTTGTTAAAGTTTTGCTTTTAAGCCGTTATAATGCTTATTAAATAAGCATCATTAGTGTCTGAATATCTTGTTCAGTTATAGTTTTTTCATCTTTGCCGGTCCGTTTAAACCTTCTATCTATTATCTTCTTTAATAGAGTTGAGTTCTTTTTGGACATTTTAAGCTGTCTGATGTTTTCATATTTCCTCTGATGTGCTATAGCTGCGTTCAGTTTGTGTTGTTCTTCTTTAGTTACTTTTTCTGTGTTATCATTCATTGTGATTTACCTCTTTTATTGTCAAGATATTTGCATACCATATCCCAAGTTACTTGATCTGGTGTTTTATTAGTATATTTTTCTGTAGTAGCTATAGCCCAGGCTCTTATAACCATAAAATATAATAACTTTCTAGGAGTCATCATTGCTATTGTATTCAAGATTTTATCTATTAATAATTTAACCATATATTTACCTCTTTATTTTTACTTTACCCTGTCTGAGTATGCCATTCTTATCTCTTTTTAGGCCTTTGCTCTTGGCCCAAGCATTGAAGCTCTGAAACTCTATTACTTCATTTTTACCAGTAGCTGGGTTTCTACCACGTTCTACGGTTGGTTCAATACCATCAATGATTTCTATAGTAGTCTCACGGTCGTTTATATCCCATGCCCCAATGCCAGTGTTCCCGGGAATAAAATACCTATTACCATCCGGATATAAAAAGCCTTCGCCTCTATCCTTCTTACCGTCAACATAGGCTGACTGACTTCTGGTACTAGTATCTTTAACTGCTACCATTAGTCTATATCCTTCGACCCCTTTATTCTGAGCTTCGACCCAGTTAGTATATGAGCCACTTTCCATATTGCGATGACCTTCAGTCCTGACGGTTCTGAGCGCATTCTTATTGAATCCATCAAATGCGTCTGTTAGTTCTTTGGCTGTCTCACGATATGATTTACCAGTTAACAGCCCTTGGTCTATTACGTCAAATATCTTGTTTACTTCATCCAGTTTATTAGTTGCTATCCATTCTGTAAGGTTCTTTGGTGTTTTAGGGATTATGGCCTGAGCTTCAGGTGTCAATGCTTTAATAACTGCTTCCCTGTTTCTATATACTGACAATTGTAGAGCATCGTTTGGAACTCTCACATAGTTATATGGAGATATCCAATTGATGCCGTATTGATTATAATAGAAACTATTGCTAAATGATTGGATGCTGGCAGCCTCAACTCTTTTCCCAATCTCTTTAGCGTATGGCCGATAAGTCTCTAGTATATTGGCCTCTAGTTTTTTCAATCTATCAAACTTAATCATCTCGTTATAGTAGTTTTCTTTTTTAACACCATTCAATATGGTCGTATGAGCTTTGGCTATCTCTGCTTTAATATCCTTTAAAGCTGAACTATATACATTGCTAATCTGTTTTGATTTTACTAACCTTTCAGCATCTGATAGATCAGTTATAAATTCCTGCAGTTCGTCATATCTCATGGTATTACCTATTGTGTTACTTTCTTAGTTGTGATAGTCTTATCAATTGGTTGGCCTAATATCTTTTGAGATTCTTCTATAGTAAACCCATAGATACTCATTAATATTTCAATAGCTGAAGCGTATTGGGTTTTACCTTCTGATACACTTGTTTGTATATCTAATATACCTTTAACTCCACCAACACTGCCTCTGAGCTTGGCCTGAGCTTCCTGTTCTAGCTTATCTGCACTGGTTGTATTGATGTCAGTATCCCCATCATCTTCTATTATAGAATTGATGCCAAGTTGTCTATCTAGTTTCTTTTGTTCAATTGCTTTTAACTCGTCTTCTATGTTTGGTATAACTTGCTTCGGTAACAATGATAGTACTACTTTATCGCTGAGACCAAGTGCCTTCAATTGCATTGACTGCTGTAATATAGTAGTTAAATCTAATGGCAGGTTACGTCTGTGGTTTATAGTTCCTGTGATATTTTCAACATCATCTGCAGATATAATACCAACACCATAAAAGTCTAAACCTTCCGATGTAGCTTGTTTGTATAGTTCTAACCGTTGAGATAATCCAAGATCGAAATACATGTCTATTTCTACTGCTGCATACTCTAGACCAATCAATCTGAATAGAAGGGCAACCCCAGATGCGTCGTTGAATGTTTCACTTAAGAATGAAGGAACTCCAATTATCGTATAGATTAATTGTTCTAAGGTGTCCATCATTAGTTTTGAATGTTCAACGGGTATATCACGCTCTAAGAATCTAGGCCACACATCAGTTATCCCTTCCTGTAGTGCACTTTTAAGGTTTTGAACCACTCCCATTTCGTCTATCGTTTTCATTGTTTCTGGGTCTACATTCTGCATGAACATTAACCAAGTATCATTGAACCTATCGGCCTCATTCATATTACCAGACATGATTTTATCGTATTGGTCAATGATTCGCTTAACCGGCATCCAGTATGGAATAACTTCGTCGTTAGCCTGGTATGGTATAACCTGTAAATCTTTAAACGGTTGGTCTATGAATATTTTAAACACTGCCTTATCTGAATCTGTCACCTCATGTGTTATAGTTCCTGAGCTGTTCTTTTCATCATCTTTAAACTTCCATATCTCGTATCCACCCTTAATATATACATTTGCATAGTCGCCGGATTCTAGAGTTATTACTTTTTCAATATCATCTATAGTAATTGTGATAGTCTGCGTTTCTGTTCTCTCATAGTATCTAATAAACATACTCAGCTTTGGTACAGTTGACAACTCAGCATCCCAAATTGGATAACCTTCATTGACTGGGATATCTGCATCTTTAATCTCAAAATGTCCAGATGTTGTATTCTCTTCGGTCCATACAAGTTCATAGCCGATACCATGTTTCAATGCTGACTTATATAGTTTAGTATTCAATAGGTCAGTTTTGTTTTTGCTCTCTGTTCTTTTATGAACCTGTGCAAATTTATCATTAACATTATCGGTATCATCTGAATTAATAAGAGTCGTAATGTCTCCAGGTCTAGCTGCATACCCCATTAAGTTCTTAGTTATACGGTTCACGAATGCAATAGGGAATTTATTGTCGGGTTTCTTCTTAGCTTTAGATGTTAGTATTGCTGTATTCTCTCCAACATAATAATCATCATTCTGTTTGTAGAAGTTTCTTGGTATCTCTCGCTCAGCTAGAACTATCTGTTCGCCGGTTAAGCCTGATTGTTTGGTTAAATTTGCCATGTTATATATCCTTTAATTTAGTGTTGTTAAATGTTTGTTAATTCTATCCGTGCCGATTTTAAAGTAATCATCATCTTTTTCTATGCCTATAAAATCACGTTTGGTATTTAAGCAAGCTATTCCAGCAGTGAAGCTACCTGCGGTAAAATCTAGTACCATTTCACCTTCATTAGTGTATGTATTTATTAAGTACTCTAATAATGCTACTGGTTTTTGAGTTGGATGTATCTTTTCCTTATCTCTGTTAAAGTCAATGATATTAATAGGGTACCGGTCTCCATTCGATATAGTGATGGCTCCTGTCTGTTTACCGTAGTTCTTAGTTTTCGTATTGCCTTGTTTACATGTGTATGCTTTGAAGCCCTGTCTCATCTGTGGGTTATAAGTACATTGTTTACTATAAAACACGCTAATGATTTCATACTGTCGTAAAGGCTGCTTCTTGCTATTTAGGAAGCCAGTACCTTGTTTTTTGTTCCATATCCAATCATATTTATAACTCTTAATGTTGCTCATTCTTAAAGCTGAGCTGAACGGCTCACTACCAAATAATACAATAGCTCCGTTAGGTTTGATGATTCTATTCAATTGCTCCCACATTAAATCAAAATCAATAACAATATCCCATCTACATGCCGTCGTTCCATATGGTGGATCGGTGATAATTGCATCTATACTATTGTCTGGTATAGTCTGCATTAATTCTAAACAATCACCATTCATTAAATCAATCATTTGATATACTCTTTACCCGTCCACATGCTATGTCAAAATTATTATTGTTGTTTTCCATTCCTATGAAATTACGGTTAAGTTTCTTACATGATACCCCTGTGGAACCACTACCCATAAACGGGTCCAGTACTGTTTGACCTTCTATTGAACTATTCCTGATTAGTCTATTCAATATCTCTACTGGCTTAATGGTTGGGTGGCCATAAAGCTTCTTATCTTTAGAGTTAATCGGGGCATGATATAGAGTACTAGCATCACTGTAGCTCTCCGGCTCACACTTAGCACCCTTTTTAAAGAATAAACAATACTCGGTGTCTGTTAGATACTTATTAGAATATGTTGGCATTGCGTTAGTCTTTACCCATTTAATAATATCAAACTTACATTTTCTCTGAGTTACAAAGTAATCTAGATAGAAGATTATCTGAGCCTTATTACACCAGATATAGATGTTTATATTCTTTTGTATCCTACAGAACTCGGCCAACACACCTTCGTAGTCAAAACCAGATACTATATTGGCTTCTCGTATTTGATTGTTATAGTTGCTCATAGACTTACAAAGTTTTGAACCTGTCCCTGGCCTGGTGTTCTTTATGTCGTAAGGTGGGTCAGTGACGATTAAATCAATGCTATTATCTGGAATAACTTTCATTAGTTCTAAGCAGTCGCCATATTGTAAGTCAATCATTGTTTATCCTTTACCTAAATATATCGAATTCAGGGGCAGATATTCCACCACCAGTTCCTTTGCTTAAGTGGGTTATGGCCCAGACTACAGCATCTAATCTGTTTGGACTTTTGCCCTTCCCGGCCCACTCTGTCAGTTCATCTTCTAATGGGATTAAGTCATGCCCAACATGATGTACCATATTATTCTCATATAGTGCAGATATTGGCTCAGCTCTGAGTAGTTTACCCCTGGACGCGGTAACCTTAATCATCTTGATACTTTTGCCACCTTTGATATTACGAATGTTAGATGTTACTAATGCCCCACCATAATTAGACTCCCAGACCATTCCATTACATTGATGTTGTTCATGTGTAGCTATTGCCTGAGTACCCCATTCCAGTGGACTACCATTCATGGTTGCGTCTTCTAATACATAGTAATGGTTGTCTATTGTTCTACCTACTGCAACTATTCCTATCGGGTCACTGTCTGTCTTCTTAATTTCACCGTCAGCATTTTCTTCGCCCTTCTTAACTCCGTCATCGCCAGATGGGTCTATACCCACTACGATTTCTTCAAACTCTATACCCTTGATTGATTCGACCCTATTCTTATCTATCCATGATTGTTTGAACATTGAGCCTGATACAGTGTAGCCTTCTGGGTTCTGCATATACTGACAAAACCAGACTTTCTTTGATGCTTTCAATGCTGATCTACTAGTCTCGTCATGCATAAATGGCCATAACCAACCGTTCGGGATGTTATGTTTGATAGGAATACCATGTGTATACTTCTTATTATATGGTTTAGTATTATCCATTACTACGGGCAGATTAAGGTGGTGCCACTTTTCACCGCTCCCACCTTTTAGAAGGAAGCCCGATAAATCATTCTTATGTAATCTCTGCATTATTACTACTATTGGGGTTGTTCCTTCTAATGCCAATCTACTCTTTGAAGTCTCCAGGAAACGTCTATTAACTTTGATTCGTTCTTCGGTATCAGTATCATCGGGTTTAATAGGGTCGTCAATGATAAGTGCGCCAGTAAATTCATCTTTAACCATGTGGCCTGCTCTAAATCCAGTTACCTGACCTGCCGCGCTTGCTGCATATACTCCACCGTTCTCTGTTGTATGCCACATCTTTTTAGAGTCAGTATCTTTTTTAATACCTAGCTTCCATAGTGTTTGATACTCTTCGGATTTAACAATACTTCGGGCCACATCACTATTTTGTAATGCTAATGAGTCACTATAAGAGAGGTGCATGTATTTACACATAGGATTAATGGCCAGCCCGTGGGCCATAAAGCTAATTACAGCCACTTCTGTCTTACTATATCCTGGGGGTATGTTTATTATAAGTCGTTTAATCTTTAGATTGATTACGTCTGTTAATGCTTTGGCTATTACTCTATGATGTGGAGCTATAATCATGTTACTGCCGAATCTTTGTTTAAAGAATAATCTAGTAAAGTATAGGAAGTCCGCCTCAGATAGTTGCTTTTTAACATTCAACTTGATGGCTTCTTCTATATTAGTATCATTAGTATCTGACATTGTTTAGTTATCCACTATTATCAATTGAGAAAGTGCCTCTGTGCGTTTTCTATGCTTAATATTTAGCTTTATAGCATTATAAGAAATAATTGTTACACACCCCATTATAAATCCAGATAATACTAAAATTATATATTCAATCGTATTATTCATAGTTCTTTTGGTTCTATTTTAATTATTCTCTCTAAGATAAACCAAGGTATGAAGGCGTGCCACCATTTAACGGTAACAGATATAGTAAATACTTTGGGAGTACATGCCTTGATATGTTTCTCTACTGCCTTGGTTACTTCTTCTTTATCTGCTAATAGCTTTCGTTGTTTTAAGTCATTGAGTTGTATCTTCATGCTATATCTGTCTTCCAATAATTAACAATATTGAATGAAAGTCTCGTCGTAATATTTTTGTATCGTCATATTTCAAAAGTACCCCATCAATTGCTGTTTCTTCAGGTGTGATATTATTGACCCATTCAAGTATTATAGTCAGTTTGTTTACATCTACAGAAATAGAGTGAGTTCTATTACTCATGATAACCTGTGAATTATCTACATCATTTAATTCCATTGATACTTGCTGGGATGCTGTTGCGAATTTAGGTATAGTTACTGAAATTGTTCTTGTTGTTTCATTGTTTGTACTCATGTTATTTATCCTTTAATTATTGATTGCATTCAGTATGGTCGATTAGTCTATCTGCCAGTAATGAATCTAATAGAGTCAGTTCATCGTTTCTTGTTATGCCACTATCTTCAATTAGTTTATTAATACTATCAAATAGTGTCTCGAATGTTTCTGTATCCATTGTCAATGTCCTTTGTTTATTCTTAATCTATGGCAGGCAGATATACTTCTGTATTGAATGCCATTACAAAATAATAGAAGTCGTCGGTTCTGGCCACCCCACAACTCTTAGATGTTAGTAATAGAGTATAGAAAATGATGTTGTGGAGTAGTTTCTTCATGTTGTATTATATTGTTTTCTTTTTAACTTTTACAGAAATAGCTCCAACATCTTCAATGCCTGACTCATGTATGATGTTGTGAATCTCGTTAAATATTCTCTCATATGAATACTTAAAATAATGTACATCACCCTCACCATAAGGCATATTAACGACCACATCGAAATCTATACATTTAGATGGTCGTGTTTGTGTTTCTGGTTGTCCATCTGCCAGACCCTCGCAGTAGTCCTCTAAAGATTTAATCCAATTGACTGGCTTCCCACAGAATTCACAAACGGCATCATATGCTATGGGTACGGTATGTGGATTCGGTAGAACACAATTCTGATCAGCCTTATAAGCTGTTTCATTCTCTTTTAATGCTGCTATACCTTTATCGCATCCAGCTATAGTATATATCGTACTCTTACCATGTACCCCATCTCTGGTTTCATAGCTCCAGTTGCATTTGTCGTCGTGTTGTTTGTTTGTTTGATTGTCTGATTGTTTGTTTGTTTTCACGTTGTTTATCCTTTTAACATTCTTTGTAGACCTTATCACTGCATTCAAATGGTACTATGTACTCTTTACCTTCATATGTAGAGAATATTGGATGATGAGGGTGATGTGGGCCAGACCTAAAGAGTACTGTGCCTGACTCATCAGATATCTGAATCTCTCTACTGAATCCGTCATCTCTATAATCCTTTACCATTTCGCCAGTCATTTCATTTTTGTAGAAGTTTAATCTTATTATTTTTACTATCATTATCATTCTCTCTTTAGGGTTTAACACTCTTTCTGTAGAGCGTCTAATACTTTCTTTAATTGTGCTGCGGATAACTTAACGTTT